GAAGACGCCTAACGTAGAGGTAACCGGCGCGCGGAGGCGAGGCGCCCTGGCCGCGAGGCGCAGGATAGACAACGAGCGCATCGCGGCCAGGGCGCCTTGCCGTAGTGCGTCCGGTTGACCGACATGTTAGGCGGCAACGAAACAATCTAGGAGAGCAACATGGGAACGATGATTCAGCAATACCAAGGCGCCAAGCGCGAACACGACGAATGCGCCGCATGGGCTGGGATGATTGGCAGCAAGTATCACGGCGGCGGCGGCGGGATTGGCGAACTGACGTCGCTGCGCCTGATGAGTGGCGAAGCCGCGCCGACCGTGTACCACCAGTACAGCGACGGCGCGAAGAACTACCACCACATGCCGGCCGCGCTGGCGCCGCACCTGGAGGCCGCGATCAAGGCCCGATTCGGCGAACTGCTGGCTGACGCGCTGGAGCGCCAGAAAGCCGCGCTGAAGCAGGCTGCGGAGGCGGCCGTGAAGGAGCATGGCGAACTACTGAAGGCGGCTGGTATTGCTGCCTAACGCAAAGCTCACCGGCACGCAACGCGAGGACCGCACATGACAGAAGACACCACCACGCCAGCACCCAGCGAGCCCGTTGCGGGTCCGGTGCAGCGACCTGTTGGGCGGCTGGAGCCGGAGCGCGACCAAGATGGCCAGCGAGGCAGCTACGGCTGCGCATGCGTGGCCGACTCGGCGCGGCTGTGCACGCTGATTCGCTACGGCCGCGACATTGACGGCCACGAGCAGCACGACGACGACGACTGCGAGTGCTTGTGCCACCAGTGGAGAGGCGACGATGACTACCTGGGCTGATGAGTACCTGACGCTGCTGGAAGACTGCGAGCGGCGAAGCGACAAGCTCTCCGATTGGGAGTGCGGCTTCGTGGACAGCCTGCAGCGCCAGCTTTCTGAGGGCCGGCGCCCCACCGCGAAGCAGATCGAGACGCTCGACCGCGTGTGGGAGAAGGCGACGGCACGAGGATGACGCCCAACGCAGAGCTGTGCGGCGTGCGCAGCACGTCCGAACGAGCGCCGGGTTATGCCTCGGCGCCAAATACGGAGGAATGACATGGACCACCTGATTGACGACAGCGACCGGCTGAAGCCCTGCCCGTTTTGCGGCGCGGAAGCGGAAATTATCACGCTCGAAGGCGAGACGGACGAGCCGAGCGTCGGCGCTCAGTGCGTGCAATGCACCAGCAGTGCAGCATGCAAGACCCGGTGCCAGTGAAGGACAACCACCTGTCGTGCTGCCTGGGCGTGAAGGCGCGCGAGTGCCCGCACCTGCTGGCGCTGGAGAAGATCGAGCGTTGCACGCCCGAGGACGTGGACGCCGCGAAGGCTTGGACGTGCGCGGCGCACATCGTGAGCAAGGGCGGCGACTTCGCCAACGAGGGGTACATGCTGCGCGTCGATGACCGCATGTACTGGGACAACGTGTACGAAAGCCTCGCGCAGAGCGATGAGGGCTAACGCAGAGGTAACCGGCAGACCCGGCTTGCCGGGGCTGTCCGGTTGAGTGACGGGTTAGGCGCCTGGTGGTAGTCGGAGCTTGGCTCGCCGCAGGTATGGGACAAGGCGCCCGAGCCTGTGCAACGCGCGCAGCGTGGCCGCGTGCTCTGGATCGAGCCGGATTGTGCAGACCGGCGTTTCCCGCCGCTGCTCGGGCGGCACCGGCGGGCGCCCGATGCGCTTTCCGACGGTCCCGCTCACGGCTTGCTCGACAGCTTGGCCAGGCCGATGATCGCGTCAGCCAAGTCGGCGGTGCGATCCTCCGGGCTGAGCAGATCGAAGGCCACGGACATGACGCGGTTGGCGTCGGCGGCGCCGCGCACAGGCAGGCCCATCGCGTGCAGAGCTGGTGCGGGCTTTGTCAGGGCCGCGACGGCGGCTTGGTAGACGACTTGCGCGCCATGCGCGCGGCACGCGGCGATGATGTCTTGCTCGGTCATGCTGTGCTCCTCGGGTCAGCGGTAGACGCCAGTTTCGGCGCCGCGGTAGATGGCGGCAGTGCGGGCGCGGTATTGATGGTCGGCGATGTCGGCAGCGGACGGCTGCGGCGCATCGACGGTCTTGGTGTGGTTGACGTAGCCCAGCAACTCGCCGCGGCCGGCGGCGGCTGTGTCGCGCTTGGCCTTGGCAAACAGGCGGTCGTCGAACTTGGCTGGAGACGTGACGGACTCGACGGCGCCGCTCGGGCGACGGACGGTCAGGACGCTGTGGCTGTGGATTTCGAGGGTTTTGGTCATTGCTGGCTCCGCGCTGTCGATGTGTTTACTGTAATACAGCCAAGGGCGCAGCGCAAGCCCGTATGCAGATTATTTTGTAACACGCGCAAGGCGCTTAACACGCTTTAGACCAAATGGCCGACCTCGCCCAACACCTGCGCGCCCTTGCGCGCCACGCGCACGACGACCTCTCGATCGGCGACGAGGCAGCAGGCGAGATCGAGCGGCTGCAGCGGGCTCTGGCCGCCGAGCGCGAGCGCTGCGCGGCGATCTGCGACGAGATCGGAGACCGCGCCTGGGAGCAGTGGCGGACCACAGCCGACCCCCTAGTCGCGCTGACCGAGTGGCTGCGCGAGGTCGGATAGCACATCACGCGCCGTCTCTGCCGCGCGCAGCAGCTCCTCGTCGCTGACCGCGCCGCCCAGCGCGCGCGCCTGCAGCGCCTCGACGACGGCCTCGGCTGCGCGCCGGCCGGCGTCGATCTGGCGCACCAGCCGGTCGCGCTCGGCACGCTCGGCGCGCCGATCGCGCAGCACGTACTGCCGCGCCTCGTGCAGCGCAGCCCAGGCGATCATCAGCCGCGTGCGCAGGTCACGGCGCTGGCGTGCCCGGCGACGGGCCTGCAGCCAGTAGCGCAGGCGATCCCAGGCGCTGGGCACGCCTACGGCCCCGGCGCGCTGGCAGCGAGCCCTGCGGCCCGCACGTAGGCCTGCAGGCCCTCTAGGCGGGCGCCGTCGTGGTCAGCAGCAGCTGCCACCGTCGATAGAGCTGCCGCACACTCTCGGACCACGACGGCGAGCCGTCCGGCGACAACGGAGGCGCCATCAGCTCGGCCGGCGGCGGAGGCAGCGTCACCGGACGCACAGGCGTTGGCAGCGTAGTCGGCGACCGCAGCGCGCAGCCGCTCGCCGTCATCGCGCAGAGCAGCAGCAGCGCGCTCGACGCGCGCGAGGCGGGATCGGGTCTCATCGTAGGCTCTCCTGACGGCGGATGCGGTTGCGGCTTCGCTCGCTCGCGCTGCTGCTTCGGCGGCGGCGGTTGCCTCGGCTCGCTCGGCTCGCTGCGTGGCCTGCTCTGCTGCGGCCCGAGCCTCGCGGGTGTTGCGCCGCTCGGCGATGTTGGCCACGACAGCCAGCGCCAGCAGCAGGGCCAGCACGGCGGCGATGGTGGCGGCGATGCGGGTCACGCTCCACCCTCCACGGACAGCGGCGCGCGCTTGCCCAGGCACAGATCGCGCTCGGCCTGCCGGCGCAGCCAGACGCCGTAGCAATTGTTCGCTCGGACGCGGCAGTCGGTCAGCACGCCGCGGATGCGGACCTTGCTGTAGGCCGTGATGCGCTCGCAGGCCTGGGCCATCTTGCCGGCGCGGATCAGATCGCCCAGGCACTCCGAGCGCGGCAGGCACGAGGCGCAGACGTTGGCCGCGCCCACGTTGTAGGCGAGGCTCGCCAGCGCGTCGTACTCGTGTTGCTGCAACTGCACGCCGGTGCGGCCGTATGTGCAGGCCAGCAGCTCGCGGCCGTGGCGCTCGATTGCCGTGCGCGTCAGCTCGTCGCACTGCGGCCGGGTGTACTGCGTGCCGATGGCCACGCCGCGCACGACGACGCCCGCGCAGACCGTGGGCACGCCGCCCACGTCGGCATAGACGCGCGTCTCGTTGCCCTCGCGCTCGACGATCCAGCCGACGAGGCCGACCGACGCGACGACGACGCCGCCGATGACGGCATTGCGCAGGCCGGGCATCAGTACGGCCCCCCAGGCGGTGGAGGTGGCGGAGGCGGAGCGTGCCCCGTCATCATCATCTTGACCGCCGCGTAGATCGAGGCGAGCCCCAGCAGCGGCGCCCCGATCCACATGATCACGCGGCGCGTGCGATCCACCCAGCGCAGCGCCGCGGCAATGTCGTCTGTCACGGCTGCCGACGACTCAAGCCGGGCACCGATGCCGTCCAGACGCTCAACGATGGTCGCCTGCGCGTCGGCCACAGCGAGCATTCCCTCGGCGAGCCGGTCGATGCGGTGCTCGATGTCCTGCATGCGTGCCTCCTGGCGTAGCCTGTGCTCGCGCGCTGCGGTCTGCTCGACGACGACGGCCGCGAGCTGCTCTGTCAGGTGCCGCTGGCCTGCGGCCACCGCGACGGCGGAGTGCTCCAGCTCGTCGACCCTCGCGCACAAGCCGGCGAAATCGGTGTCAAGCCCCATGGTCATGCTCCGTCGTCGTCGTCGTGCGTGCCGCCGAACTCGGGCCGCAGCGCGTACTCGGTGCGCCACGTGCCGCGCTGCCCTGGGACCGGCTGTCGCTCGCGCGAAAGCAGCAGTCCGCAGTCCTCCCACGTGCGCAGCCACGCCGACGCGGTGGCCGTCTGTACGCCCAGCTCTTCGGCCGCCTCGGCGCGCGTGACCCACTCGGTGCGCGTGCGCTTGAGCAGGTCTGCCGCCATCGCTGCCGCCAGGACGCTCTTGGGGTGCGGCTTCATCGGTCGCCCTCCTCGCTCAGCAGCGCCGCGCCCACGTCGGCCGCGGTGCGCGCGGCGATGGCCACGGCGCGCAGGTAGCGCATGCACTCGCGCGTCTGCTTCCGGCGTCATGTCCGTCCGCGCGCTGTGCGCGAGCTGGTAGTAGGCGACGCCCGCGCCCGGCGCGTAGTCGATCTCGATCAGCCGCCCCAGCGCCAGCAGCACCGGCGGGCGCTGCGTCAGCTCCACGGTCACGCCGGCATGCTTGGCGATGCCACGGCCTTGCGCGGCACACCACCACAGCCGCGTGCGATGCAGGTCGTCTGACATTTCATCGCCTCCTCGATCACGGCACGATCAGTTGCAGAGACCCGAAACCGATCACCGCATTGGCCCCGGTGTTGTCGGTAGCGAACAGCACCGTCAGGTTGGTCAGGTGCGTGCCGCTCGTGGCGTCGCTCAGCACGTATTCGCGGTCGGTGGTCATGGCTAGCCAGGTGTCGGTGGTGCCGCTGTCGAGGCTGTGCCCCGTGGCGGTTACGCGCAGCCAGAAGCTGGTGTTACTGGCCAGCACGGCGCCGGCCCACTGGCCGGCGTCCTGATAGCTGCCGCCGCTGCCGCGCTTGACCTGAAACCGACCATCGCCCAGGAACTTGAGGCCGATCCACGTCGTCGTCGCGCTGATGACGTGAAACGCCCCGCCGACGATCGGACCGGCCGGGATACCGCCCTTGGCCTTGGCGATGTTGAGCGTGCCCGTGATGTCGGCTTGCCCCGCCTTGGCGCCGCGGAACGTCACCTGCCCGGTGTCGGCCGACATGGCAGTGAACGTGGCCGTGGCGCCAGTGCCGCTGCTTGGCGTCATGTTGGTAGCCGTCCACGTCCATGCCCAGTTGGCGCTGTCGTCGGTGCCGTTCTTGTTGGCACGGGCGGTGATGCTGGCCGATGACCAGTCGGTCACCACGCCGTCGCTGGTGGCCGGAAGCAGCAGGAACCCGGGGTTTGCCTGAAACGTGTAGACGTCGCTCGCCGCTGTGCCCTTGAGCACCGGCAGCACGCTCTCCAGCGGCAGCTCGCCGGGCTTGGTCAGCCGCAGGCGCACACCGCCCTCGGTGGCGCTGGTGGCCAGCAGGGGCGCACGGCGGGCAAATCCAGCGCCATCGACCAGCGGCAAGAACCGCTCCGGCAAACTGCCGTCAACAGCCGGCGGGCCACCCGCGGGCGGCGCCCCGCCACCATCCAGCCATGTCTTGCCGTCCGTGGTGTACAGCAGGTCGCCGCCGCCGCCGGCGGGCAGCATATACAGGACCCCGCTGATCTCCACCAGCTGGCCCTGCGTGATGGTCGCCGGCAAGGTGACCGCGACCCACACGCCGGCCTCCAGGTAGGCGGCCTTGTTGGTGGCTGACCAGAAGGTGACGACGGTCCGACCCTGGAAGCCGCGCGCATCCCAGATTTGATAGGGCAGGCCGCTGATGGGCGACCAGCTGCTGCCCGCATTGGTCGACAGATAGTCCACCCCGCTGGCAGCCCGGCCGACCCAGGTGCCCGGCGTCGTCGGCAGCAAGGTCGTGCTGTTGGCCGGCATCGTGGCGGCGGACCACGTGGCGCCGCCGTCTGTGCTCTGGCATCCGGCGGTGCTGCCCACTGGAGCTATGAGGATCTTGCCGCCACCGGCGCGCATGCTGTTCCACTGGCCGCTGACGGGCAGCGATACCGAGCCGCTAAAGGTCAGGCCGCCGTCGGTGCTTCGCCGCAGCTTGTTGGTGCTGCCTACGCTGCCCTCGATCAGGCAGAACGCACCTTGGTCGGATGTGCCAAGCTGCCAGCGGCCGGCAAGGCCAACGTCCTGATCGGTCCAGACCTTGAAATCGGTACTGCGCTTGACCTTCTGCCAGGTGGTCGACGTGTTGTAGCCCAGCATCAGGTAGACGCCGTCGCCAACGATCGCCCCGATCGGGTAGCTCCACCCGGCAGCGGCGTAGTCGATGGTCTCGGATTCCGGCGTGCCCAGCGTGCCCAGCGCCAGCAGCGCCGTCACGTCCACGCGCTGGCCGGTCAGCGTGCTGCTCACGTTGATGTCGGTCTTGCTCGGCGTCCAGTTGACGGTGTCGTCGAGCTTGCCGCCCTTGATGACCTTGTACTCAGCCCACGCATCGTCATAGCTGGCCACGTCGCCGGTGGCCGTGACGGGCAGGCGGATCTCGCTGCGCGGGGTCCACACCACCTGGTAGCCGGCGCCGCTGGCCTCGGCCTTGTCGACCACGAAGCTCGCGCTCAGCGTGTCCACGCCGTCGTCGGCCTCCACCAGCACCGCGCCGGTGGGCACGGTCATCGCGCTCACGGCCACCAGCACGCTGGTCGGGTTGGCGACCGGGCCCGCGCCGCCGTTGATGGTGGCGGTGACGCCGCTGTCGGGCGTGATGCTCCAGGTCCAGTCGTCGGTGGTGTCGGTCAGCCCCTCGTACACCGCGGCCTCGGTCTCGGCGCCGCTGTAGTCTCCGTATTCACCGCTCTCGTCGGTGGGCACGGCGTGCGTGGGGTTCGACAGATAGAGGTACGGCGCGGTGGTGGTGCTGTCCTGCCGGTAGATGTCGAGCGTGTCGCTGGCGCTGCCCAGCGTGGCCGTCACGCGCACGCGGCGCACGCTGCCGCTGCTGCCAGGCGCCACGAACTGCGCAGCCGTCATGGTGCGCGCGTTGCCCGTGCCGCCAAGCGTCACGGCGCCCAGGCTGCTGCCGCCGGTGCGTGCGTCGAATGCCTCGGCCGTGAAGCTGGCCGTGCCGAACAGGTTGATGAGGTTCGCCGTGATCGTCAGCGTCTCGTCGCCAGGGGCCTGCGCGGTGTGCGTGGTGCCGTCCGCGAAGCTGAAGAACGGGAAGCGGTCGGTCGTGAGCGTCAGCAGCCCGACGGTGCCGATCTGGTCGATGCTGTCGTCGACCGTGACGCTGATGCTGGCCGCGTTGGCGCTCGCGTTGCCGGTCGTGTCGACGTGCTTGGCGCGCACGATGTAGGTGCCGTCCGGCGGACGCGGGCGCTTGTAATCGCTGCCGGCGACACGCGCGAGGAAGGTGGCGTCAGCCCATCCCGTGCCGCCCTCACGCAGCTCGGTGTAGGCGTAGTCGCCGTCGGTGCACGGATCCCACGTCGCCCACACCTGCGTCGGCTTGATGGTCGCGTCGAGGTTGGCCACGTCTTGCGGCGGCGCCGCAGCGCCAAGCGCGACGAGGCTCGTGTGCGCCCAGTTGCTGACCACGCCGGTCGGCGACACAGCGCGCACGCGCGCGATGTACGCCACGCCCTCGACGAGCGGCCCCTGAACCGTGCTCGTTGCGTCGCCGGGCAGCAGCACGCCGCCGTACGGCTCGCCTGCGCGCGCGGTCTGCAGCTCGATGCGCCCGGCGCTCAGCACCGCCGCGCTCGTGCTCGCGTCCCAGCTGATGAGCGCGCGCGTGACGATGGTCCCGTCGGCCAGCATGGATGTGATCTCGCTGGCCGAGAAGTTGGTGAGTGCGCCCGGCTTGCCGAAGATGTCCGGCAGATCGGTATTCGGCGCGAGGTCGCCGACTGTCGCCTCGCCGTAGTTCCAGTCGTAGACGCCGGCCGCAGTCTCGCGCAGCGTGTATTGGATCGTGCCCTCTGTCGACAGCGTCCGGTCCAGCACCTCGAACGCCTTGCCGCTCCAGCCGTACGTCGCCAGCGTCAGCAGCACGGTGTCGGTCGGCGCGAGGTCGTACGCCTGCAGGTTGCAGGCGAGCTTGACTGTGAGCGCCTGGCGCGCGCGCTCCAGCTCGAGCTTGCCGAGGCGCTGCGCACGGTAGGTGTCGGCCAGCGTCGGCAGATCGATCTGTCGCACGATGCGCACTCCGCCGTCGTCGGTCTCGTATCCGCTGTTGCTCACCAGCGGCGCCTGCACATCGGCGTAGTTCTGCGCCGCGTCCCGGTGCGTCACGCGCACACAGTTGAACAGTTCGCTGCGGCTGGCGCGCGGCGCGATGCTGATCGGGCCGGCGAGCATGTCGGCCGTGATCGTCACCGTCGGCGTGCGGTACGCGCCCGGGCGCACGAGCCAGCGGCCCTGCGTCCACACGGCGCGCCCGCCCATCGCCTGGCACATATCGGCCAGCACGTCGCGCGGGCTCTGCTCGCTCGTCCAACTGCTGTTGACGGTGTAGCGCGGCTGCGTCTCGGTGCCAGCGAGATTGAGCGTCACCGTCTCGTCGCAGATGTTGGCCGCTGCGCTGATCTCGCTGTCGGGCACCTCGGCGCTGGACGCGCGCATGCCCTCGTCGCTCTCGAGCCAGTCGGCGATGCACAGCGCGGCGTTGTCGGACCATGCCGTAGTCGCGCTGCGCGGGTCGTACACCCGCTTGCCGCGCACGACGGCGCTGATGTTGGGGACGCCGATGCCGCCGAAGATTTCTTGGTCGTACTCCAGCCGCACGTACAGGTAGCAGATGCCGCGTCCGCGGTGGTCGCTCGTCCAGTTGCCGCCGCTCTCGGCGATGAGGTCGGAATCTGCTGTCTGCGTCGGGCTGCCGAGGTGGCGCTTGATGCGCACAGGGTAGGCCCACGAGCCGTTGTACGTGTAATGCACCACGGTCGGCGCGCTGGCCGGCAGGCCGGTGATCGTGGGCGTGTTGGGCGTGTGGCTGTAGCCGGTGATCTGCGTCTGCTGGTAGTTTTCGCCGACGCCCGTCTCGGAATAGACGGCGGTGATCTCCACGGCGTCGTGCGGCAGCGTGATCTCGCCGCCGGCCGAGCTGGTGCCGCTGTGCGTGCCGTCGGTGATCTCGCCCGCCCGCGCGAATTCGCCGCTGGTGATGTATCCGCTGCCGTCCTCTGTCGGCAGCGCAACCTCGTTGAAAAAGATCGTCTCGATCGCGTCGCACTCGTGCGCGGCCAGCGCGACGACGAGGTGCAGGTACTGGCTCTTGTCGCCCGTCGCCTCCATGTAGACGATGGGGCCGCTCACCTTGTCGCGGCCGTAGATCGTGCGCCGCGGCGCGACGGCGCTGCGGATCATGACCTCGCGATCCTTCGCGCTGGCGTTGGCCGCTGCGCGCGCGCGCGCTTCGGCCTTGCGCTTCTGCGCCCGGTTGTACTCGACGGTCCCGGCGATGACGACGGTGTAGGCGATCGTGTACGCGGCGCCCCAACCGAACGCCGCCGAGCCGACCGCGGAGACCAGTGCACCTGCAATGGCCTGCGGCATTACCCGATCCTCCAAGCCGCGCACGCCTCGGCCATCGGGCCGAACGCGAGGCCGTACAGTCCCGGGGCCGCCCACGCGTGCCCGACGCACACGGCCAACGCGGGCCGACCAGGCAACTGCTCCAGCAGCACCACGTCGCCGCGCCGCGCGAGCGCGGGCGCAACGGGCGAGCCCAGCACGTCCATCACGGCCACCTGCAGCCCGCCCACCGCGCGCAGCAGCCGCGCTGCGCTGCGCTGCCCGTCGTAGAGCGGCAGCGGCACGCGCGCGCCGGTGATCACCTCCACGGCGCCCGCGGCCCACGTGCAGCAGTCGTGCACCGCCCACGCGAACTGCACCGGGCGCGCGACCTCGATGTACGCGGCCAGGCGCAGCGGCCAATCCGGCAGACGGGCGAGTGGCATCATCGCTTGAAGAACTCCGCGCTGGGCCACACGATCGTCGCCTCGGCGATCTGCGCCGCGAACTCGCAAAATTTGTCCCCGGCGTACCGCGCCTGCTGCTCGGCGTCGCTGAGCAGCGCGCCGCTCGGCTGCTGCCACGCGATCATCTGGTGCTCTGCGGTGAGCCGCAGTATCGGGCGCGCGCCGTCGTCCTCGACGTAGATCACGTCCATCACGCCGCGCCACACGCACGGATCAACGCGCAGCGTGGCGCCGTCGACGATCGCCAGCCGGATCAGGCACTCGCGCCCCTGCGCGTCCTCGGCAATCGCCGTGCCGATCACGGACGGATCGATGGCCGCCATCGTCAGCGCGATGCCGTGCGCGCCCGCGTCGCTCTCGGTGATGGGCTCGATCGTGCCGATGCCGGCCGCGCCGGTGTAGGTGTGGCCGTCCCACGAGACGGACATGCCAACGGGGATGTCGGCGAGGTACTGCCGGCCGGCGTCGAAATCCAACTCGACCATCAAGAACATCGTCACGTTGGCCGCTTGCAGCGCCGTGAGCGTCGCGGCATCGATGTTGGTGCGATTGCTCACGAGAATACCTCGATCAGGTCGAACGCGAACCCTGGCTGCGCGAATCCGGGCGCGCGCGGGATGCTGATGTTGGGGTCGGCCAGCACGTACAGCGCCGTGGGCTTATCGAGCACAACTGCTGTGCCGTTGCTGATCGCGGTGCGCGCGGCCCAACGGAACTCGACGCTCATGTTGCCGCTGCCGTCGGCCGTGGCGTCGGCCGCGACCATGACGAGCTGCCCGCCGCTGCCGAACTGCAGCCAGTCGCCCGCGAGCAGCGTCTTACCGGCGCCGCAGCCGGCGAGCGTGCCGGTGGTGGCGAACTGCGCGATGGTGCCGCTGACGCTGACGCCGCTCAGATTGCAGGTGCCGCGCGGGCGCGAGCGCTTCCAGTCGAAGACCTGCGCGCGGTGCTCGTAGCCCGAGAGCCGCTGAACCCACGCCTCCATGCGCTGCTGCGCGTCCGGGCGCATCGCGGGCAGCACGATGCTCCAGCCCCACTTGCTGCCGACGCGGGTCACAGCCTGCGTCGCGCCGGTCTCGGGGCTGGCGTTGCTGCGCGCGTTGATGTGCGACTGCAGGTCGGCGCGCTGCGGCACCAGGCGCGGGTCTGAGGGCCACGGGTAGGTCGCCATCGCTCACGCCGTCGCCAGTTGCCCGCGGCGCATTGCGTCGCGGATGTCCGCCATCGTCGCGCGGCGGATCGCCTCGCCGGCCACCATCATCTCGTTGCGGCTCACGCCGGCCTGTACGTTGATGGTCTGGTTGACGACGACGCCACCGCCGCCCGCCACGCCGAGCTTGCCGTCGCGGCCACGCTTGAGCGGCATGATGGCCTCAGGGCCGGCCTCGCCCATGATGCCGAGTTGGCCGCCGCCGTAGGCGAACATCGTCGGGCGGTTGACGACGCCCCCGGAGGCAAACGGCGTCACGCCGCCGGCATCGAACACGTTGCCGCGCGCGCTCATGAGCCACGTGCCGATCGCCGACCACCAGCCGCCCTTGCCGTCAGCGCCGAACATGAGCTTGCCGAGGTCAGCCGCCACCGCGCGCGCAGCCATCTCGGTCAACAGACTGGCCCACATCTGACCGATCGAATCAAACTGCCCGCGCATGAGGCGGCTGATGGTGTCGCCGAGGCCCTGTGAGAACGTCTGCTGCATCTGCGTGCCGAGGTCGTCGATGTTCTTGGACACCTCGCCGTCGCGCGAGAGCATGTCGGCGAGCTTCTCGTCTGCGTCAAGGATCGCGTCCGACAATTGCTGCCAGCGCGCCGTGCCCGGCTCGGCGTTGTCGCGCGCCGCCATCAGCAGCGACATGTCGCGCTGCAACTGTGCCACCTTGGCGCCGTCAGTCTGTTGCAGCAGCTCGTTGACACGGCGCAGCTCGTCGCTGATCGGCGGCCCCATGTCCGCGCCGGCCGGCGGCAGCAGCGCGTCGCGGACCTCCTTGATCAGCCGCGGATCGACGCCCGCGCTCGCGAGCGCGTCGAGTTGCGCGAGCTGCATGTTGAGCTCGGTGAGCTTGGCGGTTGGCGTCTGCTCCAGCATGCCGCCGAGGGCGCGGCCGACACGCGTCGCATAGTCCTCGACTGTGCTCGCGGCCTGCGCCGTCGCGGCGCTACGGCTCCCGCCGCTGCCGGGGAGCTCGGGCAGCTGACCGAGCGCACCGAAACCCTGGCGCCCGCGGCCCGCGCCCGCGCCCGCCAAGTTGACGATGCGGCGGTACGTTTCCGCGTACCGCGCCATCTCGTCGCGCTGCGCTTGCAGCGCCTGCACTTGGCGGCGGGTGTTGCCGGCGAGCGCGTCGCCCGCTGCCTCCTGAGCCGCGAGCGTACGCTGCAGATTGCGCAGTTGAGGGTCGATCTCGCGCAGCTGGTCGTTGTAATGCGCCAGCGCCGCAGCCGCGTCCTCGAATGGGCCGGCGCCACTCAGCGCCTGCTTCGCTGCCGCGGTCATGGTGCCGCCAAACCCACCAAACACCTCGTTTGCGATGGCGATGCGCTCGATTGCCGCGTTGACGGACGGCAACCAATCCGCGAGCAGCGCGCGACCGGCGTCCGTGATCGTCTTGCGCAGGCTGCTCATGGCGTTTTCGAGCCGCTCCGCCTGCTCCGCCTGCTCGCCCGTTACAGTGGCGTTCAGATCACCCGCATCGGCCAAATCCTTAAGCAGCGGACCGACCTCGCCGACGCTCTTGCCGAACAGCTCGTAGACGTAGCGCGCCTTGGTGCCGTTGTCCTCAAACCGCGCCAGCGCTTGCGCCAGCGTGTGCATCACCTGCGCCGGGTCTTGTTGCGCGAGCTTTGCAGCGTCCAGACCGAGATTGCGGAACACCTGCGCCGCGCCGCTGTTGGCGCTGCGTCCGGCGTCGGTAAGCTTGGCGTTGAGCCGCGTCAGCGCGCCGCCCACGGTGTCGAGTGTCGCGCCGGTGCGCGCCGCGACATCCTCCAGGCCGCTGATGTTCCCGACGGTCGAGCCCGTTGCCTCGGCCAGGTCCTTGATCGCGGCCACGCCGCTCAATGCGGCATTGGTCATGTTCGCGATCGCCGCGACACTGACTCCGGCGCCGAGGGCCGCGAACGCAGTCGCGATCGAGCGGCCGACCGCTTGCCATCGTCGCTCGATCTGTTGCGCGTGACGCTCGGCGATCTGCCCAGCGCGCGACAGCCCTTGCTCCAGTGACGCGAGCTTGGCGACGATGTCGATGCTCAGGGTGGCGATCGCCATGCGTCAGGCCTCGCGTTGCTCGGCGGGTTGCGGCTCTTGGCGCAGCGCGTACGCACGGATCACGAGCAGCCGATCGATGAGCGCAGCCACGTCACGCACCCCCAGGTACTCGACGGCCAGCGGCAAGCCAGCCCAGTCGATGCCGTGATTCGCGTCGGCCAGCATGTCGTAGGCCCTGCGCGCCTGTGCCTGCTCCGGTGTCCACTGCGGCGCCTCCTCGCCCTCTAGCTGCTGGCCGTCGGCGAGGGCGAGGAGGCGGGTGAGTTTCCCGCGTCGTCGCGCCGGCTCGCCAGATGCCGCTCGATCATGCCGACGAGGGCGCGCGCGACCACCTGCACGATGTCGGCGCGATCGCGCACCCACTCGGCCCACAGCTCGGGCGCAAACGGCACAGCGTCGTCGCCGCCGACCCCAGCACCCAGCAGCGCGGCCTCGGTCATGCCGCGCCAGTCGCACACGCTGTTCGCCACGTGATCCACGACGACCCCCTGCGCGAAGCGCGGGAAGTCCGCCTCGTGCGGACGGCGCACGCACACCGCGCGCCCGTCGCCGATGTCGACCCACTCCTGCCGCTGCTCGCGCATCTGGCGCAGCAGCGCCTGCATCGCGTCTGCCACGGCGCGTCAGGCGGCGAGCTGCAGGACGGTGCCCTTGACGGCGATCTCGAATGAGCCTGTGCCGAGCTGGCCCACGCGCACGTCCTCGCCAGGGAGGCTTGGATCGCCGCGCAGCAATCGCACCGAACCGTCGGCGTGCGTGATGCGCACAGTTACGAGGCTCTGCGTCTGCACCGCATTGATCAGCACTTGCAGCGCGGCACTCGGCGTGCCCTGCGCGAAGAGGTCAACGCTCACGCTGTCGGTCGGCAGCTGCACCACCTCTTCCTGCTTTTTCGTGTCGATCAGCCGCGTGGCATCCAGCTTGTCCGCCGTCCCTCCACCAAAGCGATACGCTGTCGCCTCGCTCATCGTGACCCACGTCGCGACCTTGACGAAGTCGCACGTCCCGCTCTGCGTGCCCATGTTCGTGGTGTCGATGCCCTGCAATTCAAACGTGTTCGCGGTCTTGTTCTTCGCGCGCACGGCCTGGCCGTCGAGCTGGTCCATGCCGACGATGCCGGTGAAGTAGCCAATGTCGTTGTTGACGACTGCGTGGCCCGTCTTGGTCGCGACGCCGGGGTTTGCGTTGCTGACGGCCCAGCCTGCATCCGCTGCTGCGTACGTGGCGGCGATCTCGAGCTTGATGCCGCGGCCCTTGATGTTTGACATGGTGCGTCCTTTCAGTCACAAAAAAGCCCGCACTAGGCGGGATGGTCGATTCGGCCGGGCTGCGTCGTCATCCGGGCCACCACTGCACTTCGAGCTGCACCCCGTCCAGGCCCAGCTCGGCATCGAAGATCGTCGTCTCGCTCTGCACCACGGCGCCGTACTGCGGGTCCACCGCGTCCACCGCGTCGCGCACGTGATCGGCCAGCGCGCGGGCCGCCAGCGGCGCATCGGCCCAGCACTGGATGCTCGCGTGCCCCTCCATCTCGTCGAGGTCGCCCGACAGCGTCATCTGCGCATCCATGCGCGCGGCAAACACCACGCACGGGTACCCGCTGCCCTCGGGGACGGCGTTGACGGCGATGCGGTCGCCGACGATGGCCGTGAGCGGCGCGTGCGCCGTCAGCATGGCGCGCACCTGAGCCTCGGCATTGGTGTTCACGGGGCTGGCGCTTTCGGCGTGTTGAGCTTTGCGATCGCGGCCTGCAGCTTCGGCATGATCACGCCCAGCGCCGCACCGAGTTGCGCGGCGCCCGCGCGCAGAAAGCCGATGCCGCCGCGCGCCTTGGTGGCGCCGATCTGGTTGAGCCGGCGGCGCTCGCGCCGGGCTTTGGCGCTGTTGCGCTGCGGCCCGGCCGCGGGATTCCAGCCGAACTCCAGCCAGCGCCAGTAGTACGGGTCCGTCGGGCGCTGCGCGCCAGCGTTGCCGCCGCGAGCGGGGCGCACATTGACGAAGACACCCAAGTCACCGCCGCGACGTGCCGCCTTGCTCGTGCGCACCGTGATCGCCTTGCGCACGGTGCCGATGCCGCGGCGCCCCGCTCGCACAGACGGCGCCGTCGGCGACAGGTCGTGCGGCGCAATCTCGCGCCGCGCCGTGTCTCGCACCAGCCGCGCACCAGCCGCGAGCGCGTTGCGCACCGCACGCTTGCGCAGCTTGTCGGGCAGCGCGACCAGTTCGGCGCGCAGGTCGGGGATGCCGCGCACCCTGGTCTCAAGCATCGCCGTCCCTCGCGCCGGCCAGCGCCAGCAGATCGAGCGCCGCGCGCTCGCCGCCCACGTCGATCGGGTCGCCGACGATGGCGTGCGGCACACCGCGCCACAGCACGCGCCAGCTCGCGCGCACGTCGTCGCGGTACCGAATGCGGAACCGCACCGTCACCTCGCTGCTGATCTGCCCGGCGCTGAGCTGCTCGCGCGCCGACACCGGCCACGCGGCTCCCCATACCGTGCCCTCCGTGGTCCACGCGCCCGTGCGCGCGCCAGCGCCGTCCCGGCCGGCGGGGGGCGATTGCAGCGTCAGCCGGTGCCGCAGGTCGCCAGCGTTGATGGCGAGTGTCATGCGCTGTAGATCCGGTAGCGGTCAAGCAGGCGGTCGGAGAAGCGATCCGGCATGGCCGTGAGCGTCTGCCCGGCGGCGGCGGCTGCGCGGTGCTCGATCAGCGCGCCGATGCGCAGCAGCATCCAGGCGCGCACGGTTTCTGGCACCGGATCAAGACCGCACGCAATGCGCACGCGCACGGCGTTGGAGGTGTCGTAGGTGGACGGCCATTCGTAGCCGTCTGCCGGCAGCGCGAAGCACTGAGCACGGTCCATGTTGTCGAGCACATAGGCCGCCGGGTCGAGCGTCTGCAGGACGCCTGACGTGTCGAGGTATTGGATCGACTGGATACCAGTCACGTCGGGGCCGAGCGCGATTTCGACGGCGGGGAATGCGTCGAAGGTCAGCTGCCACACCTGCGCGGCCAGCAGGCGGCCAAGCTCATGCTCGGCATCCTCGCGCGCCGCCGCGATGAAGCCGGTGATCAGCGCGTCGTCGGCGTCGTGCTCGACGCGGGCGTGCAGCTTGGCTTGAGCCAGCGTGATCGGCTCCGTGTCAGGGCCGGAGATGTGGATGCGGGTCATCGCGTCCTCGTGCTCAGGCGCGGCTGGCGCGCGGTGGTGGACAGGCGAGCACTGCGCCCGCCAGCCGACAGGCGCAGGCCCAGCGGGGAGACAGTCAGGCCGCCGGCCGCGTAGCCGGTGATCAGATCGACCGCCGCGGCCAGCTCTTCGATTGACACGTCCCAGGTGCTGCCCGGCAGTGATGCCGTCACCTCGTCGACCGCCGTCGCCTGCTCGGTGATGGCCCGCACCATCGTCGTCGCGGCCTGCAGCGCGTCGTCGGCGCTGCCGGCCTCGAGGATCGTCACCAGCAGCGTCGCCGCGGCGGTGAGCGCATCGGTCGCGCTGGTCAACTCCTCGATCGTGGCCGTGCCAGCACCGCTGTAGCTGGCCGCTGGCGTGTCGACCGCGCTGGCGCTCTCACTGATCGCGCGCAGCATGGTCGTCGCGGACGCGAGCTGGTCATCTGCGCTGGCTGTTTCCGTCAGCGCCCGCAGCATCGTGGTCGCTGCGTCGAGCGTGTCGGACGCCGACGCCGACTCGGTGACGCTGCCGCTGCCCGTGGCCGAGTAGCTGGCCGTCTGCGTGTCGCTGGCGCTGGCGGCCTCGGTCAGCGCGACGGCGGCGATGGTGGCCGCGGTGATGATGTCGGCGGCGCTGGCCGATTCGATCAGGCTGACCAGGGCCGTGGTGGCAGCGGCCAGACTGTCGCTGGCGCTGGCGGATTCGGTGATCGAAGCGCTCCAGCTCAGAGCCGTCGTGTCCCACGCCCCCGACTCGACGACATCCCCATCCGCCCCGTCCGCATGCGCGAACGCGATCTTGTAGGACGTGCCAGCCGTCAGCCCCGTGGCCGCGCTGCTCCACGTCATCACCCCCGACGTGCCAAGCTCAGCCTCTGAGCCTGCGGCGACGGCAGATGCGCCGGTGGCGTCCTTGCCGGCCTTGACCTGCGCGGCGCTGGGCTTGGTGCCCGCGGCGGCGTAGATGACGTAGTAGATCAGCGCCATGTCAGTACGTCAGCGTCACGCGCGGCGTGGCCTGCGTCGCGCCTATTGCCGTCACGGTGGGCAGGGAGAGCGTGGGCATGGCAGGCGCCGACCCCGCCTCCACCACGCGCGGCCCCCCCAGCGTCTGCCACGAGCGCGCACCCGCATCCGCGACGACGATGCGCTTGCCGCTCAGGCTTTGCCAGCTTCGTGCAGCCACGTCTCAGCTCACCGTGGGCTGCACGTCCACGTAGACCGTGGTGCTTGGCTTCATGAGCGTCACGACGGCCATGACGACGCCCTCCTGCGCTGCGGTGAAGCTGACTTCGAGCTTCTGCTTCACCGGGCTGGCCAGCCCGGTCGTGGTCCACGTCACAGAGCTTGAGGGTAGGTTCGTCGCGCTGTCCAATACTCCGGGGGCGTTGCTGGTGATCGTGCCAAGCGTCGTGCTCGCGCTGCCCAGGGCCAGCACGTCGAGCCGCATGTCCTGATCGGTGAGCGTCACGCCGTCGGTGAGCACCTCGACGGTGATGGTTTTCGAGCCCGTCGAGTCGAGCCGCAACTCCATCTCCATCGAGCGCACGCCGCCGAGCGGGTACCGCGCGTTGGAGTTGCTGACCATCTTGGCCGAGACGGGCGTGTCGCCATCGCTTGCGCCGCCCGTGCGCACGATGGTGGCCTCCTGGATCACGCTGCCGTAGTAGTCGCGCAGCCAGAACTTGTAATTCGACGCCCCGTCGTCGCAGTTGTACATCGCCAGGCGGTCACACACCGAAAGCGTGCCATTCACCAATTCGCCTGTCCACCCCGAGGGGAGTGCGCAGTCACGCAGCACCCCGATGCAATTGGCGTTCGTCGCGCGGAAGATGTTCTGCCCGGTTGCCATGTTGCGCAGATCGACTCCGGACACGACGATCTCAGTCGTGCGCCCACCCCCGTTGATGCCACCGAAGAGCCCACAGATCGTCGTCGTCCCGCCCGAGAGGATCGCGCCGCCGAGCCATTCGAACCGCCCGGAGCATTCGATCTGCGGAATCGAGGTTGATGTCCCGTTCACACGCGCGTCGCAGTTAATCCACGTCGTCACGTTATCGATCGCGTTGGAGGCTGCGCCAATGTTGTTGACGGAGATGCGCGCGGCTATGCCTGTGGGGGGGGCAAGAAACGTGCAGTCCTCGAATGTCTCCTTGATGTTGTATGTGTTAGTATAATTGTTGAGCGAGAGCGTTGCGTTGACCGCGCCACTGCCACAACTGAACGTCACGCCGTGTACGTAGGCCGCGCCCTGCGTAGTGATCGCGTTAACGCCCGTCGTCGTCACGGACGCCCCGGCAGAGAGTGCAGTTGGCGGCTCGGCGGCGTCCGAGACACTGAGCACGCGCACGGGGGTCGCGTTCGTGCCGGCAAACGCGAAGCTCTTGGCGCTGGCCGCGCTCTCTGCGTGCGACGCGCTGAGGTAGATCGTGTCACCCTGCGCGACGATCGCGGTGGCGCCCGCGAGCGTGGCCTTGGCGAGCGCCCAGGTGCTGCCGGTGTCGCTGTTGCTGCCGTCGCCGCTGCGGACGTAGATGCTGGCCATGCCTCACCCGCCGTTGATGATCGCCTCGGCCTCTTCGAAGGCGAGTTGATCATTGCGGGCTGCAATACGCGCAGCCACGAAGGCGTCCACGTCCGTTGCCGCGGGCAGCTCGCCGACCGACTCCCAGCTATTGCCGTCCTGGTCGAACATCATCAACGTGTAGCTAATGCGCCCATTGGGCTGCACGATCTGCGAGAGCGTGTGATTGACGATGGACATGGCTCACTCCCCCAGCGCAGATCGGATGGTGTTGCGCGCAGTGACGAAGGTCTGCATCTTCGCTTTCAGCGCGGCCCACTTGATCGCATTGAGGCCGAACTTCCCGCGCAGCCCGGCGTCGGTCAGGTCGCCGCGCTGCACAGCGGCGATGACGTAGGCTGCGACGTTGATGGCCTCCTCGCCCTGCGCGCTGCGAAAGCGCTCGCGGACATAGGACTCGAACTGATCGAGGGTTTGGTGCTTGAGGATGAGGCTCATGGGCGATCCTTTGCGGTGAGTGCGCGCCCCGCGAGGGCTTCGAGGGCGGTTTGTTGGGTGGGGGTCATGCTGCTCACAGCCCCAGGCTGTACGTTACGTTGAGCGTGCCGCTGCTCGTCACGGCCTGGTCGCCTCCGCTGAAGAGGCCAGCCGACAGCAGCGCGCCGCTGGTGTTGCCCACCGACGTTGACGGCGCCGTGCCCGCTGCGCTGCGCACGAGCAGGAAGGCGCCCTTGATCGTGTCGGAGGCCAGCGTCGAGAAAGACACGGCGGCCGACGTGGCAAGCGAGCCGCCCGAGGCCGTGCCGAAGCTCGGCGTGCCGCGCGTGGCAACGGTTGCGCTCGGCGCCTCGTTCCAGCCGTTGGCCGGGCTGCCGCCGCCTACGGCGGTGATGCTGCCCGCGGTGTTGCCCGCGGCGATGGCGCTGTAGCCGGTGTCCTCGATCAGACCCAGCGCCTGCGATGCGGTGTACGTGCTGCCCTTGAGCATGTGCGTCAGCGCGGCGTTTTTTCCCTCGGTCGTGACGAGGTTGTGGATCACGTCGCGCCAGACCAGCTCGCGCGGGATATCGGCCAGCCGCAGCCGGATGGCGTCGATCTCGTCGGCGTGCGCACGGCGCAGCATGGCATCGGCGCTGATCTCGGCCAGGCGCAGGCGCAGCGCCGTGACCTCGTCGCGCCGCGCTTCGGCCGGCATCCAGTAGTCGGCGAGGTAGATGCCATCGGCGTGCATCTGCTCGACGGCGCGGGCGCCGTGCACGAAAGCGGCGCCCATGCGGGCGACGGCGTGGGCTCGTTCGATGCTGCTCATGCCTCGACCTCCTCCAGTCGATCTGCGTCCATCCAGCGACGGACGGGCTCGCCGTCCTCGATCCACTCGACCAGCAGCTCGAGCTCGTCGTTGGGGGTGATGCGGCGCTCGATGACCTCGCCCCGAATCTCGGGCTGGATCAGGCGCACGGCGCTACCGGTTTTCAGTGCCATCTGGGGGGGCTCCTTGCGGGCAGAAACGAAAAGGCCGCCCGGGTGGGGCGGCCCTTGGTGTTTCGGTCCGGGGTGTCAGTCCGCGATCGCCTGTTCCGGCGTGGCGCCGCTGTAGCGCTTGCCGTACAGGCTGTAAAGGACGATGGCGCCCCGCGGGCTGGTCGCGGCGTGACCCGTGCAATCGACGCGGATGCAGTCGTAGCCGTTGGCCTGGTCTAGATCGCTGGCAGCCACGTCGATCACGTACAGCGAGTCCTTGCTGTTCGTTGTTTGCGTCGTGAAGGTGCTGCTGGTCACTGCGGTTTCGGTCAGGTTCTTCGACGCGCTCAGGTCTGTATTGGCCAGCATGCGCGTGAATGCCAATTCCTTTTCGCTTCCGCCGCCAGCTACGGTAGTGGCCTGCTTCAACGTCACCGCAGTTCCCGTCACCGTGGTGCCGTCAGCGATGGCGATGATGATCTGGCAGCGGGCATAGCCCTTCATCGACACGTAGTCGGTATCGCCGAGCGTGCTGGTGAGCAGCAGGCCAATGGCGCCGACAACCGGGGTCACCTGCTCGTCCAGGCGTGCGTTCGTTCCGATCATGGTGGTGATCCTTTCATCAGGTCAGAGGTATCAGCGCGCGCCCAGCGCCACGGCGCACGACAGCGTGTTGCTGCCGTTCTTGCGGCCGATCGGGGCGCTCAGCCACGGCTGACCGCCGATGCGCAGCACGAAGCGGAAGGCGCGCATGTTCTGGTCGAAAAAGAAGTGCATCGACTCGTCGGCCTTGACGCCGCCCTTGGTGATGGCGATGTAGGACTGGAAGTCGATCAGCGCCACGTCGCCGGCCGAAGACAGCGCTGGCGATGCCTCGGTGATGACAATCGGACGCCCAAGCAACATGCCGTAGTCATTGCCGTTGGCGCCGGGCGGCGTGTAGATGATCGGCGGCAGCGCGATGCCGCCGACGTTCTCCGACCCGGCCACGTTCTTGACCTTGATGTTCATCTGCGGCAGCAGCGGCTCAACGTCCTGGTTCATCACCCAGACGGCGCGCTGACGCATGCGCAGGGGCATGCGGCTGAACATCTTCAGGATGTTCTCGGCGTAGAGCGTGCTGGTAGGCTGCGAGGTCTCCTTGGGCACCGTCACCAGGCACGGCGCAGACAACAGGCCCAGCGGCATGCCGGCGCCGTTCCCGTTGAGGATGGCATCGGTCACCTTGAATGCCATCTTCTCGCCGGCCTCCATCTGAATCCACGCGCCCAGCGCGGCCGAGTCTTCGAGCGATTCCTCGGTGACCGGGCACAGCGCGGTCAGACGGTCGAGCTTGATGCTGCCGTTCTTGAACACGGGCTTGGTCTGGTTGATGGTGTCGGCCTCACCGTCCCAGTAGGCCTGCACGCCGGTGGTGCCGTGTGCCGTGGTCTCGTTGGACGGGTACTTCCACTCGTTGCCAGCCACCGGGATCTGGCGCACACGGGCCAGCAACTGCTCATCGGAGTTGATGACGCTGAAGATTTCGGAGGCGTAGCTGGGCGGCACCAGGAATCCGCCGTCTGCGCCGACGGACTCATTGGCGTAGGTGCTGGCGCTGGCGCCGATCATCAGCCGCTCGTCGACGGCGCTGGGCCGCAGCGCGGCCGCGCGCACGGTGGCCAGGTACTCCCCAAAGTGCGCGAATCCGCGGGCCGAGTCGTTCTGCACGCGCGGGCCGAGGCTCTCAATGCGGGCGTTGTCCGGCAGCACGAGCGTTCGCTCGGCTTCGATGGCGGCCTGCTCCTGCTCGATGGCGGCCTGCACGCGCTCGGCCTCGGCCTTCGCGTCGTTGAATGCCGCGGTTTGCACGTCTGTGAAGATGTCGTCACCGGCTTCGGCGCGGATCGTCTTCATTCTCTCGACGGCCGCGGCCTTGCGCTTGAGCAGCGCTTGGAGTCGCTTGTTCATGCTGGTCCTTTCGGATGTGAAAAAGCCCGCGCGTGGCGGGCCGGGTTGCGGTGACAGGTGCGGCCGTCGGGCCGTTGCGCGCCGTCGGGCACGCATCGCGGAGGTCTGTCATGCCTCCAGGATCTGGATATCTCGGTCCGCCATCTCGGCTCGCATGCCGGCGCGGCTGGCCCGCCCGCTGGCGTAGCGGGCGATGGTGTCGTCAAGCGTGCCCACGCGGTCGGCCATGCCGGCGGTGACAGCTTCGGGCGCCAGGCGCATGCGGCCCTCGCCGAAAGCCTCGCCGCGCACGGTGGACACCGGCACGCCGCGTCCCTTGGCCACGGCCTTGGTGAAGGCGCCGTAGTAGGCGTCGACCATGCCCTGAAGGTGGGCGCGGTGGTCGTCGGTGAGCGGGCCGTCGGCGTGGCCTTCACTCTTGTACCGGCCGGCGGTGATGTACTCGGTACGCACGCCCAGGCGCTCCTTCATGGCGCTGGTGTCGCTGTGCGGCACGATGACGCCGATGCTGCCGACCATGCCGCTGGGCGTGACGACCAGCTCGTGCGCCTGGCTGGCGATCCAGTAGCCGCCACTGGCCGCGGTGTTGTTGGCCACGGCCACCAGCTTCTTGCCGCTGTGCTCGCGGATTTCGGCGAGCACATCGCCAAGCTCCTGCACGCCGAAGACGCTGCCGCCAGGGCTGTCGACGTCCATGATGATGGTGCCGACCTCGGGGTCGGCCGCGGCGGCGCGGAACTGCGCGGCAAGCGCTTCGGTGCTGGTGAGCGGGCGGCTCGTGTTGGCCACGGCATAGGCGCGATGGGCCAGCACGCCATAGACTGGCACGACGGCCACGCCGCGGCCGCTGGCGGCCTGGGCGGCACTGCGGCGGGCGGCTGCGGCCTCGGGCGCATCGCCGATGGCTGCGGCCACCTGTTCGGCGCTCAGCCGCGCGCCCTCGGCCCAGCGCAGCAGGATCGTCTCGGCGGCGGCGAACACGTCCGGCGCCAACGCCCAGGGGGTCGAGTAGAACGCGGCCAGCAGGTGGATCATGGTCAGGGCTCCAGGCGCAGCAGCGCCGAGGTCTGGACGTCGTGCACGTCGGATTCGAGGACTTTTGCGCCGGCCGCCACCCACGCGCGCGCACGGTCGAGCGTGGCCTCGAGGTGCTGGCGCGCGCTGTCAGCGGACACGGCCATCACCTGCTGCACGAAGGCTGCATGGCCGTCGAAGAGTTGTGCCAGGTCATCGCCCTGCCGGGCCGCGCGCGCGATGAGCGCCACCTCCTTGCGGGCGACGCGCTCGGCGGCAGCGGCAAGGATCAGCGCCTGCCGCTCGCCGCTGCCACGCTGCGCGGGTTCTCCGCGCTCCTGCGCGGCGCGGCGACTGCCGGCGGGCTGCATGTTCAGCGGCTCGAGCGGCACGTCCAGGCCGTCGATGGGGTTCAAGTTCTCCATCGCGCGCGCTTCGTTGCGCAGCAGCCAGCCGTCCTGGATGCCTTTGCCGTAGGCCTCGTACCGGGTCTTGGTGTCGCCGCGCAGCAGCATGGCGACCTTGTATTCCGCGAAGTGCTCGTCGCCGAAGTCCAAATCGCGCAGCAGGGCCTGTTCCCACGCGACGCAGCTCGGCAGGATGGCGTCGGTCACGAAATCGAGCTGCTGGTGTTCGATGTTCCCCCAGGTGGCGCGATCGAGGATGCCGAGCTTGTGCGGCGGCACGCGGAACAGGCCCGCGATGTCGATCTCGTGCATCTTGCGCTGCTCAATGAACTGCGCATCGGCGTTGCTGACGGCCAGCGCGTGCAGCTCCATGCCCTGGTCCATGACGGGCACGCGGCCGGCGTTGAATCCGCCGTACTGGCGCGAGAAATCGTCCACCCAGTCGCGCTTAGCCTCTGGCGTCGAGAACTTGCCGGCCATCTTGACCCACACGGGCGGCCGGGCCGAATTGGCGAAGTACCGCGTGCCGTAGTCGCGCGCGGCGATGGCTGCGGAGAAGGTTTCGCGCTCCAGCTCGATCGGGTTCATTCCGACGTAGCCATCGGCGCTGAGGCCGGCGACGTGCAGCACCTCACCGAAGACGAGCGTGCGCGCGCTGCCGTCCTTGTCGGTGACGCGGTAGCGCGGCACGCCAGACGGAAGCACTTCAACGACTACGCGATCGGGATGCAGCGGCACGAGCATGTCGACGCGACCGGCACCGCTGTAGACGATCTGGCTGTAGGCGTTGCCGCGCAGGTCCAGGTGAGACTGCATCATGCTGCGCCACTGCATGGCGGTCTGCCAGGGGTTTGGCTGATCGTGCAGCAGGCCAGCAAGCGGGTGGCTGTCGTCGGCCTCCTTGCCGCCGCCAGGCAGGCGCCGGTACACCTGCATGGGCAGCATGCCGATGGTCTCGGCCCGCACGCGCACGCACTTGTAGACCGTGCTCAGCCGCATGGCCGAATCAGCGCCGACGCGACCGGGGCGGCCGGGCGCCGCTTCGTACCAGAAGTCGTGTTCCGGCCCGTATCGGCCGGTGGCGCCAATGTCGTGTGCGATGAACATCAGCCAGCCCGCCCGGCGATGCGTGCGCCTGTAATGGTGAGCCAGAGGACCAGCGCGCCAGCGGTGATGAGTCCGGCCGGCAGGTACACCATGCCGGCACCAACGCTGATGAGCGCGGCGCCGCAGGCGACGGCGACGTTGTAGACGCTGGCCTTCATGTGTCAGGCAAAGATGGGCTGCCCGTCGTAGACAGGCACCGCCTGTTGCGGATTGGCGCTGAGCAGCGCCACCGCGTTGAACATGGCCATCAGCGGGTCGATCTTGGCTGCACCTGCCGCCTGCTTCGTGATGGCGATCGCGTTGCCCTTGGGCTCGACCTTGGCGTTGCCGGCGGCCCAGGCCATCAGCCGCGCGCCACCGTGGAACAGGGTTCCCTCGGCCAGCTTTCGCTCGGCGGTCTTGATGCTGCCGGCCATCTTCCAGCCCTGGCTGATTGCGACGATGCGGTCGGCCTCGATGCCGCGCTCGACAAGCGCATCGACGATGGCGCCGATACCCACGGCGTCGACGCCGATCTTGTCCATCCGGCCGGACTCCTCGACGCGCAGCACGAGGTCGGCAACCTCCTGCACGTCGTCGCCGATGCGCTCGACGATGGTCAGGTCGCCGTCGGCGGAAAAGTCGCGCAGGCGCGGCGCTTCGGCCTTGCGGCGCTCCATGACGCTGGGGTGCGCCCAGGCATGGCCCCAGTGCAGCCAGTGGCCGGTGGCGCTCTCGCGGCCCATGACGGCCATGCCCAGCAGGTCGTCCAGGCCGCCGCCGTCGATGCCGACGACGACGACCTCGCAGCGGCGCAGCAGCTCGTCCAGCGTCAGGCCTGCGGTGCCCTGCTGTTCCCAGTAGTCGGCGCCGGCCCAGCGGCCGGACATCAGCGCCAGGCCGATTTCGACGTTGAGGTGCTGGCTGGCCCAGATGCGCAGCGAGGCTTCGCCGTTGGCCGCCTCGTCCTCGAACGACCGCTGCAGGGCTTCGAGCCCGATAGACAGGCCCAGGTTCGGCGTGACCATCGCCCAGTTCGCCGGGTCGCGCCACGGCTTGTCGGGCGCCTGCTGCATCTCCTTCGGGAACTCGTACAGCACCGGCAGCATGGCGCCCTGGCGCTTGCCGTCGCGGATGTCGCGCGCGCGCTGCAGGTCTTCGGCGAACACGCCGGCCGGCGGCTCGTCCGACTGCGTGGTGATGATGGCCAAGAAGGCTTCGGGGAACGGCATCATGCCGCCGCGGAGCTGGATCATGGCCTTCTTCGCCTTCGGCATCCGGCCGAGGACGTGCTCTTCGTCCACCAGCGCGCCCACCACCTTCTTGCCGGTGATGATGTCCGGGTCGAAGGTCATGATCTCAAGCTTGGCCTGCGTCTCGCGGTGGATGATGGTCTTGATGTGGTCCCGCACGTGCAGCTTCTTCTGCAGCACCTCATCGAGCGCGATGGCGCCGGCCGCCGCGGCGAAGGCGTCGTCGGCGGTCTTCTGCACCGGGCCCGTCAGCAGGAAGGGCGCGCGGGGTCGCTGGTTGAACAGCAGCGCCGTCAGCATCAGCAGCGCGCCGCCGGTGGTCTTGTTGTTCTTCTTCGGCACCAGCAGGAACAGCTCGCTGATCAGGCGGCGCTTGGTGGCCGGGTCGATGGACGCGAACAGCGCCCACACGATGCGGCGGAACCACTCGCCACCGGCATCGGCCATCGTCGGCGTGCCGGGCACGTCGAACAGCCGCAGCCGGTTGAAGATGGCCACGGCGCGATCGCCCTCAGACGGGTTCGGCAGCTGCAGGTCAGGCACCAGACTGCGGCCGGTCTTCAACCGGTCAACCCAGTCCGGGCATGAAAGATCCAGGTCGCCAGTCATTGCAGGTGACCTGTAGGCCGTAGAAGGCCATCCCATTCGGTGCCAACGTGTGCGGTCTTGGCGTCGGCCTGCGCCTGTGCACGCTTGCCTGGCGTCTCTGCGGGATTGATGCCTTCGCTTTCGCGCCAACCGGCCCGCACCTTCAGCCAGAAGATGGCCGCGACAACGTTCGGCTTGCTGGAGTCAGTCGCGGCCCGGAACAGTGAAGCTGCAACCTTGGCGTTCGCCTCGATAGCGCCGACGTCCAACTCGTCTCGGAAATGGACAGTGAGCGTTGGCCGAGTGATCCCAATCACTCTCGCGATGTCGTCCTGCGGAATGCCCATAGCCGAGAGCATCCGTACCTGCGCGCGGTCTTTCTCGCTGGGCTGATATGGCGGGCGGCCGCCCGCCTTTCCTGACTTCCCCATCAGGCGGCCTCATCCATTGCCATGCAGCCCGCCTCTACTTCGGCGAACGTCCGGCCATCACCTTCTAGCGTCGCGGCCTGGCCGGTGAAGGCTTGCCAGCGGCGGACGATGACGTCGCAGTAGCGCGGGTCCAACTCCATCAGGCGCGCGATGCGACCGTTCTTCTCGGCCGCGATCAGCGTCGTGCCACTTCCGCCAAAGCTGTCCAGCACGATGTCACCGCCCTTGGTGTTGTTCAGCATCTGGTACTCGAACAGCGCCACCGGCTTCATCGTCGGGTGCTCGGCATTGCGACTTGGCCTGTCGAACTCAAGGATGGTCGTCTGCTTGCGGTCGCTCGCCCACAGGTGGCCGGCGCCATCCTTCCAGCCGTACAGACAAGGCTCGTGGCGCCAGTGGTAGTCCTGACGCCCCATGACGAGCGTTTGCTTCTTCCAGACAAGGCACTGCCGAACCTGCCATCCGGCGTCGATAGCAGCGCCACGGAAGTTGTAGCCCTCCGAATCGGAGTGCCAGATGTAGAAGACGGCGCCTGGCTTCATCACAGCATCAGCAGCCACGTAGGCGTCTCGCAGAAACTGCCGGAATGCGTCAGCGCCCATCGCGTCGTTCTCGATGGTCAGCTTCGCCTTCGTCTTGCCTTAATACGCCACGTTGTACGGCGGATCGGTCAGCCACATGTCGACCATCTGGCCGGCGCACAACCGCTCCAGTTCGTCGATCCGCGTGCTGTCGCCGCAGAGCAGCCGATGCCACCCCATCACCCAGACGTCGCCAGGCTTGGTCACCGGCTCGGGCTGCACCTCGGGCGCATCGTCAGGGTCGGTCAGGCCGGCTGATCCAGTGACGTCCTGGCTCGCCATGAAAGCGGCAAGTTCGTCCTCGCTGAAGCCGATCAAGCTCAGATCGAAGTCGGCGTCCTGCAGGTCCAGAAGCTCGGCGCGCAGCATCGAAGCATCCCAGCCTGCAGCAAGGGCGAGGGCGTTGTCAGCCATGACATACGCGCGACGCTGCGCTTCGCTGAGGTGCCGAAGCTCGATTGTTGGCACCTCTTTGATGCCGAGCTTGCGCGCCGCAAGGACGCGGCCGTGCCCGGCAATGATCCCTCTGTCGCCATCGACCAAGACTGGGTTGGTCCACCCGAACTCCCGGATCGACGCCGCAATCTGTGCCACCTGGGCGTCCGAGTGCGTCCGCGAATTGCGTGCATACGGAATCAGCGCGTCAAGTGGCTGGTAGCGGATCTTGAGAGGTTCTGTCATCTTCCTTTTTGGGCGAAAAAAACCTACGAATGAG